GAGTCCTAATAATGAGAGGGTTGAAGGAATCCCTGAATGGACAGTAGTTCGTTCTTATGAAGAGTTTGTGAGTAAGGTAACTGAGATTGGTTTAGAAAATATTGAACTAATTTCTTTGGACCACGACTTAGGTGATAGTGCAATGAAAGAATGGTTGCATGGTGTTGTAAAAAACTATGAAATTAACTACGATAACATAACCGAAAAGACCGGTATGGATTGTACCAAGTGGTTGGTTAATCAGTGGATGGACGGAAAACCTGTTGTTAGAGTTGTTGTTCACTCAGCAAATGCTGTTGGTGCCGCTAATATGATGGGATATATTAACAATTATCGACACATCAACAGATTACCACAAAATTGTGATAGAATATTTTGGGAACACACAGTATAAAAAAATAGTTATGGAATTAGAAAAATTTGAACAAGCAAAAAAAGTTAAAGAAGATCTTGATAGATTGGAAAGACAGAAGTATAAATTAGAATATGCGCTTAAATCTTGTGGTTTGAGTGTCACGATTGGATTTACACATCCAGGGGGGTTCAACAGAAAAGGTGAGGTAAGTGTTTATAACAAAGAACTTATCAAAGAAATGGTAACCAAAGAACTTGAAAGGTTGGTTGAAGAAATAGAGTTAACAAAAAAAGAATTTGAAAACGTATAAGAAATGGAAAATTTAAATAGTGTATGTTATGTTGGTGTGATCGGAGAGATATTACCAATAGATGGAGCGGATAACATTGAACTTGCATTGGTTGGTGGTTGGCAAGCCATTACTAAGAAAGGTGAATACAGTGTTGGTGATAAGGTTGTTGTTGCAACTACCGATGCGGTAATCCCTGTTGAATTATCTGATTTAATGGGCGTAACTAATTACCTAAGAAAAGGTCAAAGAGTTCGCACCGTTAAACTTCGTAAAGTTTACTCTGAGTGTTTAATTATGAGTAAGAATACTATTCCTGCTTTAAGAAAATACCCCACTCTTACAGAAGGAGAAGATTTAATGGAATTGTTAGGTATCACCAAATACGAACCACCAGTTAAAATGGTTGAGATGAGTGTTGGGGGTAGAAAATTCAAGTACCACCAAAACCCTAACTTTCATGTTTACTACAAGTTTCCTAACATGAAAAATGTGCCTGATATGTTCAATGAGGAAGATGAGGTATGTATCACTCGTAAATTACACGGGACCAATGCACGTTACGGAATTGTAAGAAAGAAAAAACTCTCAATCTTAGACAAGATCCGTAGATGGTTTGGTAATCAATGGGTTGAGTATGAATATGTTTATGGGTCACATAATGTGGAGAAAGGTTCTGACTCACAAGGATTTTATGATACTGATGTTTGGAAAACGGTTGCGGAAAAATATGGTATTCGTGAAAAACTTTGGGATCACGTTAAAGATACTTATTTTCCTGATGGGATAGGGTCTGGTTTTATTATCTATGGTGAGATCTTCGGACACGGAATTCAAAAGAATTATGATTATGGTTTAACGGATGTTCGTTTTGCTGGTTTTGATGTTGAGGTTGACGGACATTATGAAGATAATTTAAGTCAAAGAACACACTTTGAATGTTTGGGGTTATTTGAAGTTGATACATTGTATTCGGGACCTTGGTCAAAAGAACAACAAGATAAATACGTGTTCGGTAATTATATTCAAGGTACTAAAGTTCCTCACGAAGGTGTGGTTGTAAAATCTATGGATGGTAGTAGACACAAAATTGCTAAAATCATTAATCCGGATTATTTGATTTATGGTGAAAAAAATAACGTAGGTGACTCCCATTAACTTGATGGGATCACTTTTTTTTCTTATTATTAAAAAAAATAACAAATGCCTTATATTAGAATTGATGTTGATTTAGACGATGTTTATAATGAAATGGATCGTCACGACAAAAGAACAATAGCTGAATGGTTACATGATGACGGTATTTTACAATCACATACGAACCCTGAAATAAGAAAAATTGTTAGGGGTGATAATGAATCCCAAGGTGAGAAAGAATTAAGAGACAATCTTACTAAAATATGGAACTCATATTATCTTTTAACGAGTGAAGAAGAAGAGATAATTAAAAAATTATCAAGTAGATTATAATAAATAAACAAAAAATAAATTATGGGAATAAAACATTTAATTCAGGAAAATCCTAGTATGGAAATTAATTTGATCCGATTATTATCAAAATTGGATCCGAGTAAAACTAATAAATTTACTCCATTTTTACTAAAGATTTTTAAAGAAAAAATAGAAAATTTTAGTAAAGATTATGAACAGGTTGGTGGTCCATTTGGTAATAGATACCAATTTGCTAATAATATAATGAATAGCTCGGATGGAGTTGAAAAATTATTAACACTTTGGATTATAGATCATACTCTTCATGCTGAAAGTATTGAAATACTGGCTGAGTTCAATGAGGTATTAGAAAAAGGGTTAATTGAACAAAATGACATATCTAAATACAAAGATATGAGTGAAATTATAAATCAACTCTCAATTGCCAAAACAAAAGATTTATTAAATAAATCAAGAAAAGAAATATCCGTTGTTTATGAAGATGATACGGTTATGATGCTTAAACCATTATCTTTTGAAGCATCTTTAAAATATGGTGCTGGAACAAAATGGTGTACCGCAATGAAAAATGAACCTGAATATTTCTACAGATATTCAAAAAACGGAATTTTAATATATCTTATCAATAAGGTATCTGGAAGAAAATTTGGTTGTTATTCTGAAGAGAATAATAGGGTGAACATTTATAATGAGGTTGATGAATCAATTGATTCATTCCATATGGGATTACCTTACCATACCTTAACAAAATTAATGGGATTCTTAGATAGAAATTTATATGAAAATAATGTTTCTTTGTTTAGTGAAGAGGAAATGATTAATCATAATAAATTTTATGGGCAAAAGGTGGCACGTAATTATGATGAACTTGTACCAATGGAAGACAGAATGGAAGAGGTGATGGCTTTAGGTGAAGATCTTACGATGCAGGAACCTTCAAATCAAGAGATAATGGCACATACGGGTCTTGATAATGATTTTATAGAAAATATTAGAACAAGATTAAGACCGGTAATGAGAGTGGTACGACGAGATACTGACCAAGAGGAAATTGAAGTTGGTATAAGTGATGATGGGTTTGAGGGTTTTGCTAGTAGATATGATAATGATTTAGATTCTGAACCACAAGTAGAAGAGAGAGGTTAATAAAAATAAAATAAAATAAAAAAGATGCAAACATTAACATTTAACACAACAAAAAGAGAAGTAAAAGTAGTTAGTTCTCAAGGGGAAATAATATTTTCTCAAACAAATGTACCAACAGTAAAGGTGATGGATCACCATTATGAAGTTTATATTGAGGATTTTGATGGGAAGAAAATCCCTGTTTTCAGAGCTCCAATTGCTAACACAAATATGTTTATTCAAAAATAGTAAGTCATGGATGAACCTCAAGAACGTATTGAAAAAATGTATTTGAGAATTAATGGTGAGATAACTGACCATGAAATGCCGTCACCTCCTCCACCAAAAAAAGGTAAAACTTTAACATTCACACTTGATGAAGGTCAGGTTAATAAATTGGAGGAATGGCAAGAACACATAAAGGCTGTATTTGGAAGATATGGCAACTACGAATATAGATTCTCAAGTAATGGTATAGGACAAATTGTCAGTGTATATAGTGATTTAGCTGACATAGAATTGAATTTGACAGATGTAGATAGTTGGTAAACTGACAATCTGTCAGTATTTTACGAATGGAATATTTTTTGAGAAACTTGGCACGACTGAAAAGTAATAATAAATAAAAAATTAAAATTAAAAATGGGAAAAATTATTGGAATTGACTTAGGTACCACAAACTCTTGTGTTGCTGTTATGGAAGGAAATGAACCGGTGGTAATTACAAACAATGAGGGTAAACGAACAACCCCTTCGGTGATTGGGTTTATTAAAGATGGTGAAAGAAAAATTGGTGATCCGGCTAAACGACAAGCGGTAACTAATCCTGATAAAACTATTCACTCAATCAAACGATTTATGGGTACTAGCTTTGATGAATCTAAAAAAGAAATCAAAAAAGTTCCTTATAAGATTGTTAAAGGTGATGGAGGATCTCCACGAGTGGATATTGATAACAGACAATATTCACCACAGGAACTTTCGGCTATGGTTTTACAAAAAATGAAACAAACTGCTGAGGATTATTTGGGTGAGAAAGTGACTGAGGCGGTTATTACAGTACCGGCTTACTTTAATGACGCTCAACGACAAGCAACCAAAGAAGCGGGTGAGATTGCTGGTTTGGAAGTAAAACGTATCATCAACGAACCTACCGCAGCGGCACTAGCGTATGGATTGGATAAAATGTCCAAAGACATGGTAGTGGTAGTATTTGACTGTGGTGGTGGTACTCACGATGTATCTATCCTTGAATTAGGTGATGGTGTGTTTGAGGTATTATCTACTGATGGTGATACACATTTGGGTGGTGATGATTTTGATCAGGTAATCATTGATTGGTTGGCAAGTGAATTCAAAGATGAACACGGAATTGATTTAACTCAGGACCCAATGGCATTACAACGATTGAGAGAATCAGCTGAGAAAGCAAAAGTTGAATTGTCATCAACCTCATCAAGTGAGATTAATTTACCGTATTTGATGCCGGTAGATGGAATGCCAAAACACTTGGTTAGAACATTGTCAAGATCAAAGTTTGAACAATTGTCTGATTCATTAATCAAAAGAACAATTGAACCTTGTAAGTCAGCATTGAAAAACGCAAAAATGGATATCTCAGATGTGGATGAAATTATCTTAGTTGGAGGTACAACAAGAATCCCGGCAATCCAAGAAGCGGTTAAATCATTCTTTGGTAAGGAACCATCAAAAGGTGTTAACCCTGATGAGGTTGTTGCATTAGGTGCGGCAATTCAAGGTGGAGTATTAGCTGGTGATGTTAAAGATGTATTGTTATTAGATGTTACACCACTTTCATTAGGTATTGAAACAATGGGTGGTGTAATGACTAAATTGATTGATGCGAACACAACGATCCCGACCAAAAAATCACAGGTATTCTCAACGGCAGTTGATAATCAACCAACGGTAGAGATCCACGTACTTCAGGGAGAACGAGCAATGGCGAAAGATAATAAAACCATTGGTAAATTCAATTTAGATGGTGTTCCACCGGCGATGAGAGGTGTACCACAAATTGAGGTTACGTTTGATATTGATGCGAATGGTATCATCAATGTTTCAGCAATGGATAAAGGAACAAACAAACAACAAACAATTCGTATTGAGGCGTCCTCAGGATTATCAAAAGAAGAGATTGAAAAAATGAAGCAAGATGCTGAGTTAAATGCTGAACAAGACAAAAAACTCAGAGAAGAAGCGGAAGTTCTAAACAGAGCTGACGGTACAATCTTCCAAACAGAGAAGTCAATTAAAGATTTGGATGATAAATTAACTGAAGAACAAAAAACTGAACTTAATGAATCTCTTGAAACTTTAAAGGAATCTTACGGTAAAAAAGACATTGAGAAAATTAATCAAGACATTGATGATCTTAATACCAAATTCCAAACAATTAGTCAATCATTGTACGAACAAACTACAGCGGAAGAAGGTAGTGATGTTTCATCTGATGTTGAATTTGAAGAAGTTTTGTAAAAAGTTAATGGGATCCCATGAAAAATTGGGATCCCGCTTGACTTAACAACAAATATCACTTATACTTTCATACACAAAACATTTATTATGAATATTAAACAAGCATTGAAATTAAAGAACAAATTGATCAAATCAATTTCGGAAAATACAAAATTACTCCAACAATATAACACGATTGAGGTTGGTAATCCAAGACCGTACTCATCAACAGTATTGATGGTTGAGATCAGTAAAGCAACAGATGAGTTGATTGCTTTGAAATCTAAAATTCATAGAGCAAACGCTCCGATGTTTGAAAAGATTTTTGAAATGTCTGAATTGAAATCAACAATTAAAGCACTTCAAAAGTTGGATTGTACTGAGGGTAAATCAAATAGAGATCGTTACCGAATGGAAAGTGAATTAGTTTTAACTTCTGAGATTTCATTGGTTGTTAGAAATGGTAAGATTAAAAACTTGGAAGAAAGAATTGAATATCTCCAAGACGAAATGGATGTGTTCAATTCAAATACAGAGATATAATTTGAGGATAGGGTTAGACTTATATCGTTTTACTTCAGAAAACCGACTGGTTAGGTGAATGATTCTGATAATGAAATGGTCCCAAACTCAAAGTTCAACTTTTGAAACTTCATTATACTTAAACTTTAAACTTCTTTATTTTGCGATGTTTAATCTTTGAATCAAATTATACGAAACCCTCACAGAAATGTGAGGGTTTTTATTTATATTATTTCTAACGAGATGTTTAGTGATTTACATAATTTAATGATATGTGATTTTTTGGTGGGAGTACCATTATTAACTGATACATAAAAATCGTCAGATATTTTATATATCTCACTTTTTGAATTTCTTACTGATGGTGGAAATTCTGACATACATGATTTAGCATATTTACCCAAACATTCAAATATAATGGATTTATTTAAAAATTTATTAATTAATATGATAAAATCAATATAATTTGTGGTTGCCTTTTTATTGTCAAATTTTTGACCAAGAGCGTTAAATCTAAAATATATCTTAGGTGATCTTTTATACTTAGGTAATATAGGGTATATATCGGCGTATAGGATATCAACAACCTCTTCCAATTCTTTTGGGTAATCTTTTTTTAATTTTTCTAATTTAACTATATGAAATATATTATTTATTTTTGTAAAATGGACCCAAATAGAAAATTTTTCATAAAGAAATACCTTAGAATGTTTTGTAAGGATTTGTCATATAGCCCTAAACGTTTGATTTATTATAGGAATGATGTGGTTTTTTTTGAATATCATCCTAAAGATGAAATAATATTTGTGAATTGGTTAAAGATGGTAAAACCAGTACTTAGTACATTTCGTATTGACGGTGATGATCCCGTAATGTTAACTGAACTATATGGTGTAATGGAAGAATGGTTTGAAGAAGAATATAAAATAATTGGTGCAATAACATAAGAAAATGAAAATACTTTTTTTAGATAATGATGGTGTAATATGTCTCTCAAACAATTGGGGTGGACGCAAAAAAAAATGGGCAAAATACCGATCAGAAAACCCTGAATCTTCATCAAACATAAAAGAGGCTCCTGTTGAATATCGTTTTGATGATTTTGATAAGAAGGCAATTAAGATCTTAAATGAGATTGTTGAAGAAACGGGATGTGAGATTGTTGTAAGTTCTGATTGGAAATTGCATGCAACACTTGAAGAACTTGGTGACTACTACGAAAGTCAGGGGATCATCAAACGACCAATTGCGTTGACTCCTAACATTCAGAATTGTACTGCTCATAGTAATTTATTTATCTGGTCACCACGATGGGAGTTAGAACAAACACGAACCATTGAGATTCAACAATACTTACACGATCATCCTGAAGTAACACATTGGATTGCGGTTGATGATTTAAATATGGGTAAAATTGGTGAACCGTGGAAGGACGAGTGGGCAATTAATAATTTTGTCCTAACTCCAAAGAGTTCTGAAGGAATTAAACAAAGTGGAATCAAAGAAAAAATATTAAAATTTTTGAAAGATGACTGAAAAAATAGATGAGGATGATTTATGGTGTGAGTATAGTGATATGCCATCACCTTTAGCTTACACAAAACGTAAGGGATATAGTGGTTTGGTGAATCATAAAAAATTATCAAAATCAAAAAAAGAACAAGATGAGAAGAAGAATTCAGAAACTATTACTTTGGTTATCACTCAAGTTCCCAAAGAAGAAACGAAAATCAATTTGGGATCTTTAAATTAAAATTATATGACAGATAAAGAAATGAATGAGTTTTTGGAATCCATTGGAGGATTAGAAAACGGATATTATACTGATAGGGAACCAATTAAGGACTCCAGATTCTTTAGTGTTGGTATTGGATGGTATCCTTTAATTAAGGACCTTATAACCGATCTAATAGAATTAGGATGGGATAAACAAACCTGTCAGGTGAAGGAAAAGTTTGGTGGGTTAAGATTTTATATTAATTCGGCATCAAATGATGTTCATAAAAGAATATGGGTTGCGGAGAAACTAAGTTATGAAACTTGTGAGACCTGTGGAGAAAAGGGAGAATTAAGAACAAATATAGGTTGGCATACAACATTATGTGATAAACACTATGAAGAACATAAATCAAATATTCAAAAATAATAAACATCTAATGGATGAACCAGAAGTAATGGAGTTAATAGAGTATTGCCGAGAATTGGAGGGTGATATTATGGATGTTAAAATAAATAAACAATATGATAAGGAGGAGGTATTACTTAATATCGTAAAAGAAATCTATAGTAGTTGTCGTCAGCTGATAAAAGATGAGGAGGAATCCGTAAGATTTGGTGAAACACCAAGAGTTGATTTTGAGAAATCTGTGATTAACCTTAAAGAATATATTGAAGATATAAACAGGGTCTATAAATTTGGATTATGAAAAAAATAACAATAAGTGAAAATTGTTTTGGTGTTGATGTAGAGATAGATGATGAATCTTTATTTACTCATGAATATGAAAAAAGAACTCCTGAGTATGTTAGTGATCTTCAGGATAAGATGATTGATAAAGTAAGATCATTAAAAGATAAATTAAGTATGAGCGATTGGGTAGATATTGCCAACATTATTATTGATAAAGGTGATGAGTTTGAATTTGATGTTGAAAATTCAAAGGACTACGAATCTTGTGATCAATGTGGTAATTGGAACTACAACCATATATATGTAAAAAAAGAAAAGAACAATGAATAAGATTATTATAATGGAAAAGGAACCATATTTGGTTTCGGACGACGAGATCCAAATTGGTGATGTTGCAATAGTAACAGTTGGAGGTCAGTACCCTTCAAAGGTAGTATGTGAAAACGAAACGGTATTATCTTTAATTAAAGAACCAAAACTAACTTTAACCAAAAGTTATAAATTGATTGGAGATCCTGATAAAATAAAACTACCTGAATCTAGAATTAACAATATAATTGAGAACGGTGGAATATGTGATGTTACATTAGAGGGATCAGAAATTAAATTTATTACGGTATGATGTTAATTGAAGGTATTTTACATTTGGTTGGCATTAGTTTTTTACTTATTGTTATGCCAATATGTTGGATTATAAAAAACTATAAAAATAAAAAATATGGTCATAGAAATTAATAATTTTTTATCGTATGAAGAATGTGATAATTTAATAGATTTAGCTTCAGACACTTTTGATGAAGTTGGTGTTCTTGGTGAGAGTATTGAAGGATATAGAGTTGCAAAAGGGGCTTGGTTAGATGAAGAACATGGGGATGTTGTTATAAAATATAGAGATCTTATTTCTGAGACGACCAAATTACCAAAAATTAACATGGAAAGTATTCATGTTGTTAAATATGGTGTTGGTGAAGAATATAAAGATCATCACGATTTTTTTCATCCTGGTGAAGAATACTATGAGGATGAGCTCAGTAGAGGTGGACAAAGATTAAAAACGGCTTTGGTTTACTTAAATGATGATTTTGAAGGTGGAGAAACAAATTTCCCAAATTTAAATATTAAAGTTGATCCTAAAAAAGGTAAACTTGTATTGTGGGACAACATTAAAGATGATGGTTCTTTAGATTATGATAGCCTTCATGCTGGATTACCCGTAAAAAGTGGTTATAAGTATATTGCGGTAATTTGGATTAGAGAGAATGAATTTTATTAAAAATTTGTTTTATTTAAAAAATAATTACTATATTTGTCCAATAATATAATTTTATGGACCCAATCAAAGCAAATTTATTAAGTCAAACTTTGGAAATGACATACACCCAAGAGGCGGATTGTTGTACAACTGAGGAACAATATTTAACGATCAAAACTGATAATGGAGGTGGTGGTGATTTTTATGTTATTGAAACCAAAAGATGGGCTTTTGATACTGTTGAAGAGATCATTGAATTATTAAATCAATTTAAAGAAAAACACCTTAAAATAAAAGAAGAAAATCTATGAAAAAGTTAATATTAATTACTTTAGTTGGGATGGTATTGTTTTCTTGTAAGAGAAAAGAATACAAATATGAAATCCATGGGAAAGTTTATATTCCAACATCAGGAGTGAATCCGATGCATGATGCAATATGGTACACAGATACAATAGGTTTTGATGGTGACACAATCTATTACTTTAATAGTGATGGATCTGAAGTTAGAATAAAACCTCCTTACATTTTAATTGATAACTCGAAATGAAGATAGGAATAACTTGCTCCTGTTTTGATTTATTTCATGCGGGACACGTAAAGATGTTGGAGGAAGCTAAAACTCAATGTGATTATTTAATTATTGCGTTACAAACAGATCCAACAATTGATAGACCAGAAAAAAACAAACCAATACAATCGGTCGTTGAAAGATATATTCAACTTAAAGGTTGTAAATTCGTTGATGAGATCATACCATATGAAACTGAAAAAGATTTAGAAGATCTTTTTAACACATTAAAATTAGATGTTAGAATTATTGGTGAGGACTATAAGGGTAAAGATTTCACCGCAAAACAAATATGTTTAGATAGGAGTATTGTGTTATACTACAATGAAAGAAAACACAATTTCTCAAGTACAGAACTTAAAAAAAGAATAAACAATGGCAAAAATTGATGAATTAAGAAAAAAATACCCAAGCGTTATTAAATCCGTAAGTGATAAATTTTTTGAAGGTGATAAAACACCAACCAAAAAATATCTTGAATTTATGTTTAAGATGTGGTCAACAAAAAATGATCGACCAACTGAGGGGGTTTCTGCTGCTCAATATGTTAAAATAATTAATGAGTTTGATCAGTTGTTACCATATATTCAAAATAAAGACATATATAGTGGTCAATATAAATCTATGATGCAGTTATTTAGAGTGGTTGATAACGCTAAAGTATTAAAAGAGGAAAATGAATTTGTTCGTGAAGATCATGTTGATGTTTTAATTGAAAATGATGAATATATTTTAATCAGACCTAGAACACATCAGGGATCCTTAAAATATGGGGCAAATACAAAATGGTGTACCTCTAGTAAACAATGGCCACATACTTTTAACAATTATACTCGTGACGGGTTTTTATATTATCTAATCTCAAAAAAAGAACGTAATAGAAACTACGATAAAGTGGCTTTTTATAGTGAGGATAAACGTAATCTAATTAGTGGGCAATATAAAATCTTCAATCAAATTGATACTGAGGTGAATGATAAAGCGTTCACCACAAACGGATGGTCCTCATATGATCTTTTTGAAATTACGAGTAAAATTAGATTACATTCTCATGAGATCCATACGATTGAAAAAACTAAAAAAGATGTTGAAAAAACATTAGAAACAATTAAAAGTATAAATTTAGATGAATTTTTGCGACAAATTAATCTATTAGAAAAATACGGAAACGAAGGAAAAATTGAGGGTAAAGAAGAAATGGAAAAAATAATTCAAACTTTAAGTAAAAAAACAGAAGATTTATTTGGTAAATCTAAAATTAATGTGTAGATTTGTACCTCACAAGTGATAAATT